TTTCTCCTTGTTAGGGGTTTATTATTCTGCAGCCTTAGCTTTCTTATCAACCTTGGTAAATACCTGGTTGATTTCTGCAGTGGACAGTTTACCGTCGTCCAAGAAGGCTCTTGATAGTCCTTCTACTACGGTGGCTACACCAGCCATGCCTGCCATAAAGCAAGCTTTCCATATATCTACGCCGGCAATAGCGCCAGCACCTATAACTCCAAGACCTGATGCTGCAAAAGTAGCGACGATCCTCATGATAATATTATTAAGCTGTTTCATATTTTCCCCTTATGGTGTTGGAACAATTGTAGGTTGTTCTAAAATATTTTCTTCTAAAGAATCTCTTTCAGCTTTTTCTATTTCTGTTATGTTTTCTTCTAAATCGTAATATCTTTTCCATATTTCTCTGGTCTTTTTGGCGTCATCCAAGAAAACAATTGGAAGCCCCATTGCATTAAATGCTATTGAAATCTGTGCTGCTAATGTTTGTTCATCTTCTGTAAGTTCTCTTGTGCCAAAAACTGCTGCTATAAATTTATTAGCTACAAGTTCATTTGCTTTTTTACCAGGTGCGCCAGGTGTTAATGTAGCTGCAAGCTTTAATGCTCTTCCAGCTGCTGGAACTGGTGGAACCAATTGACGCATACCATATATTATGTTTTGGAATAGTGGACCACCAAGGTTTTCTTTCTTGTAAATGGGGACAGGTGAACCAACTGGTCTTCCATAAATCAAAGCTTCCATAACTGCTTTTAACGCTGGACTAGTTGATTGTGCAAATGGTGTTAGTGCTCCGCCACTATTTGGATCTGGATTAAGAACTGAATATATTATTTTAGTTAATACGTTAGGACTTGTTGCTGGTATACCAAGATCTGGTTTAAGATAAGTATCTATTCCTTGTATATTTCCATATGGATTTGCACCGTACAAAATCCAATCAGAAGCCAGCCATTGATTTGGTTCTTTATCTCTGTTAAGTTCTTTTGCTAAAAGATTATAATAAGCATAGACTTTTGGGTTAGTCCATACTGCTGATAATTGTAATGCCATATTGCGTGTTTCGTATTTGATAAATGGATAAATAAGTCCAAGACTTCTATCTGCCTTAGATGATTTACCATAATCAAATAACCATCTATTCACATTTGCTTGTGCTTCAGTTGGGCTTAAGCCTTGCATCAAGCCATCATACATATACAAAGCACGCGTCCAGTCTTCAATGGTTGTTCCAATTTTTCTTGATACACCAGGAGGTAGCATTGTTCCAGCAGTAAGCAATGGTATTATTGCTTTATTGTTTGCTAATGTTCCTGAAAGTTTATTTCTTGCAGGACCAGTACCAGTAATACCAATTCTTTGGCCAACATCAGTTCTACGAACAAGTTCACCAAGTTCACCTTGTGAAGCGCCACTGTAAGCATATGTTTGACGTAATATATTTTCATATTCTAAACGTAACATTGTTGAACGACGAGTATTGTTAGGATAAGTTTTACGTGCGTAATCACTTGCCCAATCTTCAAGTGATGTTCCAGCTTTACTTGCCTTATACCAATCTCTAGATACTTTAATAAACTCTATAGCATTTTGAGCTTTTCCACCGTGACTAAGGAAACCAATAGTTGCTTGTTGCGTGTTACGAGAATGAAATTTTATTGTTCCAGTCATCCAAGTCTTTTGAAATGTTAATAAATTATTATACACATTTGTCCATGCTTGTATTGCTTTTGGGTTGTTAGCTACATCAGTAAAATTTTGAAACATGCGAGCTATTTCACTTCTAGTATCGACAACCATACCAGGAACTTTAGGTATTATAGCTTCAAATCCTTCACTAAGAAGTGTTGGAACTATTGCTTGCCATTTTGCTGGGTCACTGGTCCAAAACGTTTGCTTAGCACCAAGTACTTCTTGCATTAATGAATGCGCGTAAGCCTGAGCCCCTTCTCCCACAACAGCAAGCGCAGCTTCAGGCAATTCACCGGCATCTACTGCAGCAGCTATATCTTTTATTTCTTCATCAAGCGCCATGATAGCATCATTGATTTCTGTTTTTCTTATTACATCTGCTTCAAATGCTTCAGTAATTGCACGGGTCTTAGCAAATATTTCTTCTGCTTTTGGTATTGACCATTTAGCTACGTTCTCTGGCGTAACAAAATTAGCTACAGTGTTTTCAACTTTATCTAATTCATTTAATATTCTTGGTTTTTGTCCAGTTTTTAATTCTCCTACAGCACGTCTTACCGGACCAAGGCCTTCAGTTAATTTATCTAGTGAATAAAGATAAGCTTGATAACGCGCATGCTTTTGGGCAAGACGAACTAATGCTTCACCAGGTGATGCAGTTAATACGTCAAAGTTAATTCCATATTTAGATTTTCTAGCAATTTCATTTAACCAAGGAATACCTTTTTGTAGATCTGCTTTTGTTAATTTCTTACCAAACCAAGTGCTTCCTTCTTTTAATGCTTTATCTATAAAGCCATTAAGCAACTCTGACGAATCTAATTCTAGTTGTTTAGCAAGAACATTTAATGCACCTTTGTTTTGGTTTGCCCATTTTACAAATTGACGTGATTGAACTGGTGAAAGTTTATTAGCTGGAATTAAATCTTCTACAGCTCCGTATGTTCTAGCAAAAAGTCTTGAATCTGTTGCCATTTTTTCTGTAGCACTAATATAATTTTTATAAAATGCTAATTCAGTTTCATCTAATGATTCATACAATGCACGTAATGCTGGTGTCCACTTTGAATCTATTGCATAAAGCAGTGGTGCAACTTTTGCAATTACAGCTGGGTCTTGATTCTCAATAGTTTTAACAACAACAGGTGCATAGTTTTTAATTCTTAATGTTGTTAATCCGCGATATTGCACATCAGTATTAAGTATCCTAGCTATGTCATCAAGTTCTGTAGGAGTTGCTTTACGTATTATTCCAGTTGTAGCATCTTTTATTTTGCCAGTGCGTAATGCGGTTTCCCAATCAGTTAACAATTCTATATTATTAACAATTGAATCACCTGCAACAGGCACAAAAAAATCAACTGCAGCTACGCCAAGTTTTGAACCAAACATAGTATTGCGCAATCCAGAAGTTCCAAGCCCTAAAGCTTTTGTTATTTTATTACTTCCAGGAATAATTACTGCTGTTTCTGGTGGAGCAAATGGAACTTTAAATTTTATTCCACTTTCATAACCAAGAACTTTAGCAGCTTCTGCATATTGTTTTTTGCCAAGCACTTGTATACCACGCACTGCAATTTCAGATGCCAATTCTTCTGGTATAGCTTCTAATGTTAAACGCGCTAATTCTAATTCAACTGGAGTAGCCGCACGAGCTATATCATTTGCGTCAATTATTTGCCCAGTTTCTACAGTCGCACTTGCTCCATCTCTAATATCTAAAACTGTTTTTGCTGCTGCTTGTCTTGTTTGTGGACCAACATAAGCACCACTTGGACGAAGAACTGCAACATCTTTATTTGCCTTTATTAGTTTCTTTTCTGCTGCTGCTATTCTTGCTTCTGCTGCAGCTGCAGATGTTCTAGCAACAATTGCCTCTTCTGGCAAACCACCGGCAGCTACACGAGCACCAACCGTAGTAACTGTTTCTTTTGCTGCTGTTCTTGCAAGACGAGCTGCTGCTAATTCTTCTAAAGCATTTCTTCTGGTTACTCCAGCCAATCCCATTGAACGTTCTGCAAGCGTTTCACCAACCTCTAATGCACCACGTTTGCCTGCTGCTGCTGCGCCCTCATCTACTACTTCTAATGCAGCTCTTTTAGTTACTTGTTCTCCAAGTGTTTCAAGTCCAGCTCCTAAAAACTTTCTAGCAAATCCACCAACACCAGTAAAATATGTTTCAGGTGAAGCAAAAAAGACATCTCCAGTAAAACCAGAAATACGGTCAATCCATTTATTAGCTGCACCTAATCCAGGTACGCCAGATAAGTCAATATATTCTTTACTGTTTAATGGAAATTGTTTTCCCCAACCATACGTTGGGTCATTTATTTTATCTTGAAAAGTTGCCTCATCTTCAGGGGCAAGCATGAAACGTTCTCCAGTAGGAACACCAAACTGATCTAATTTTGGAAGACCTTTTTCACCAAGAAAACCAACAATAGAACGGTTTACGTACTTAGAGTACACATCTGCCACACCTAAAGCTTTAGCAACTGGACCAAAAGCAAAGAATTTTTGTGCAGGGCCCGAACCTAGAACGTCATAGAAAACATCTTCTACTCCTCTAGAATATTTTTTACCACTATAAATAGCTTCTGCTTCTTTTTCGCTAACACCTGCTTCAATTGCTAGGTCCTCTATCTCAGCAAGTCTAGCAGCAGCTTCATATGTTGCTGGGTCCATAGGCTTATCCCACGCATCACCAAAAATACTTCTATAATAATCTTGTAATGGATCTGATTTTTCATCTTTAGTTACAGCTGCTGGCTTTTGTCCTGGAGGAAATTTTTTTGGTGCGGCAGGCGGAGCCATTACTGCAGCTTTAGCAGCTCGTTCATTTTGAGCAAGCAAACGACGGTCTTCTGCTGTTGGCTTACTAAGTTCAGCCAGCTTTTGTAGTGCTGGTGTTGTTGGGTTAACCTTTATCGGAGGAGCCATTTGTTACTTTCCTACAGTGCCTATTAGTAATCTTTGTTGCGCCAAATCAAGTGCAGGCGTTAAGCCCTTAGAACCATAGTACTTATTTAAGTATTCTTTGGCAGCTGAATCAAATGCTATTCTTTTTAGTTCCATTGCATTCAAAGGCTTATTAAATCCAGGAATTACTTTTTTATCACCCTTTTGCCCAAGTTTTCTTGTAGCTACATCTGATGTTAAACCACTTGGATTATAACCAAATATACTTTCAACAGCTGCTACAGAATCAAGATCTGCGTCAGGTTTAATTTTATCTGCAAGAGGTGCTTTAATAGTTCTATTTTTGTAATCTGTTTTCAATCCATATTGAAATGTTTCTGGCAAAATTCCTTTAGAGAAAAATGGATCTGACTGTAAGAATTTTTGTTTTTTATTTATAAGGTTTTTGTCACCAGCTACTTTTTCGTCATATATAGCTTTTGCGTAACGAAGCGCGTCAGTACCTAACATATTATCAAATGGTGTATTGAATCCACTTTTATTTAAATCTATTTTTCCTTGAGGAGTTTTGGCTAATAGACGAGTTTTAATAATATCTGTTTGTATTTCTGGCCATGATTTTCCAGAATCTATTGAATTGATAATCTTTGTTAACCATGGATTTTCTGGCTTACCATACAGATTAGATTTAATCTTAATATAGTTTGGTGCAGCTTCTTGGTAAGCTTCATTTTCTAATTGCTTAACATAATTCTCACTTGTTGCACCAATAATATAATCAGTTATAGCTTTTTCATCTTCAATGTTTGGAAGAGTTACAGCATTTGGATTAATTAAATCGTTAATAGTTCCTATTGATTCATTGGTAATATCTGTTATATCTCCTTTACCAAGGGCAAATAAAGCATATTTGCGCGCTTGATCAGGAGCAACTCCTTTAGTTATTAAAAACTGAGTAATAGTATCTATTTCATTTTCTTGTACTTTTGGTTTCATAGCCATGATTAAAATCCCATCCCGCGACGAGCTACTAATGCTGCTAATGCTTCTGCACTCAATCCATTAGTGGTTCCTGTTTCTGTTAAAGTATCGACTCCTGTTGTTGTTACTGTTTCTGGTTTTACTTCAACACACTTGAATGTTACTGGATCCGGTGCATAACCTTCCGGACAACCATTGTAACCAGTTCCTTGCAGCTTGAGTATAGCATCTTGTAAAGCTTGTCTACGTGCTTGAGCAGTAGTCTCAGCTTGAAGTGTTTGTGTACCTTGATTTTGTACTATTTGTGCTAGGGCGGCAAGTTGTTGATTCGTCAATGCTCCACGCTGTCTTGTGTATTCTGCGCCAAGTCCAGCATTAGCTAATGTTCGTGAAAGTTCTAATTCTCTTTGTCTTGATTGTCCACCAGAAGCTTCATTTGCAGCTAGTACGTTAAGAAGATTTTGATAATTAGTTGCACCACCTTGTGCTGCAGCTTGAGCAGATAATAACCCTGGTTGTACTCTTCCGGCATCTACACCCTGTGATTGCATGTACTGCTCAAGGTCGTTTGCTATTTGTGGTGCTGGTGCAGGTCCTGCTGCTTTAGCTTGTGCAAATGTATTAGCTGGATTGTTTCTTAAATATTCTTCTAATGCACTATAGCCTGATTGAGTTAAACCAAGTGCACTTGTTGGAGTTGGAGCTTCTTGAGTTCCACCTTCTCCCTGATAAAGATTTTGCAATATAGTTGCTAAATTATCATACTGTCTTCCAACTGCAGCTCCTGCATTTGTACCGTAATCAGATATAGCTGTTGTAATTGCTTCCGGAACTCCTGCACCTGCAAGTTGTTCTTGTAATGCAAGTAACTGTGCCGATGTTCCAGTTGTTGCACGCTCTAAAGCAGATTTAGTTGCAGCAAGTTCTGCATCTTGTTTTGCTTTGGCAAGGTCATATTCTTTTTGATTTGTTATTGCATTGAGCAATGAGGAAATTGGATTGTACTGTGTATTTTTTCCATACAAGCCAAGAAGTTGATTAATAGTTTTTTGGTCTAAACCTAAACCAGCTAAGTTTAATCCACTTGGTCCTGCGTTATTATTAGTTTGTTTTGGAACACACTTACCAGCTGCATTCCTTACTTGACCAGCTGGACATGTTGGTGGTGGTTTAACTTCTATTGGTTTTCCACATCCACCATCTTCATATTTTGTAGGGTCTTCTTTAAGACCAGCTCTTACTGTTCCTTGTCCACAAACTGTAGGTTTTGGCGTTTGTGGGACAACTGTTCTTGCTGGAACAACTGCTATTGCTGGTTGTGTTTGGACAACTGGTTTTGCTTGGACAACTGGTTTTGGTGCTATTACTGCTCTTTCAGCCCTATCTGCAACAACTGGCATAGGCGTTCTAGTTGCTGGTGTTACAGTTCTAGCTGGAACTATTTGGGGTGGTCTTCTTACAATTGCCATTTTAATTTACCTCAATGTTAGTAGAGCTTGCGCATCCGCAGCTATTTGTCGTGCTTTGTTTCCTTCTATATCAGACAAACCTTGCTTATATGATGATAAAGCTTGGGTGTCTCCTAAATCATAACCTCTCATTTGGCCTGCTAGATCTGTTTTAGCATAACCCAAATTTCTAGCTCTATCGCTGGCATACTGGCCTAATGCTCTACTGTATAGACCAGACTTAATCCCTTGTCCTTTAAGCCCACGCCTACCATAAGATGCAGTAAGCTTTGGTACCTCTCCTAAGCCACCAGTAGAAGTAGTACCAAAAGCAGCTTCTTCAAGTCGGGTAATAGGACGTTGACCAGCAGTCTCTGCCAGATAACGTCTATAGGTACTTAGAGCAGCATTTTGGTTATATTGCTCTTCTAAATTCCTTCTTTGTTGTTCAAATAGGCTTAAGTCATATGCCACAATATTTACCTCTTATTATAATGTAAAAAATTTTCCTATTACCACTTGCCAATCGGGCAGACAGCTTGTTTTAATTTAACTTTCATCTTCATAAAACAGCCACATTCTTTGCATTGGGTAGTTGATTTAATAAACTCTGGGCAATCCATACATAAAGAATATCTAGTGTTTTCTTCCTCATCACTAGCGTATTCAGTGTTTGGGTTTAAGAAATCCCAGGGTCTCGTTACTCCTATTTTAGCCTTATATTCCTTCCAAGCTGACACTATTCCTCCGTCAATTTAAATTCTGTACCATCCCAAATCATACCTAATTGTAGCATATTTATCTGTTCTTCTTTAACAGGAATAATTGTTGGGTTTGAATTCATGCCGGCAACTAAAGCTTCATAGTTTTTAGCCACTCCTAAAACGCCAGTAAATTCACCATCTACTACACATGCAAAAAAATTAAATTGTTCACTCATTGTATTCTCCTTCTGTTATGGGAAGCATATTCCAGCACCTGAATTATACCAGTCTCCCCAGTATGTATTACCTGCTACGGAAGAGCAATCACAGCCTTGACAAGCACCACCGCAATTAGGTCCTGATCCACCAGATGCTCCGCATCCACCAGTATAGTATGTTCCATTACGCGCTTGAGATACACAGGTGTACTCAGGTCCTCTAGGACAGAAGCATCTACCACCAGTAACCGATACACCTATGCAACATGTGCAGTTAGGCAGTGGCACATATCCACAAAATCCTGGTATTTCTCCTACTGGTGATAGGTAACTACCGCAACTTCCATCGGCAAGTCTATAATTTAATTGAGTACCAACGCATGCATTCTCTAAGAATGTTCCGTATGGTGCACAAACAACTGGAGGTTGATATCCACATTGAGGACTATTGTATTCTAGTATTTCGTTATACGTACCACCACTACCATCAGCACGTAGGTTAAAGAGAGTAAAACCACTGCATTGGTTTGCTGCAAGTAACGTGCCATACGGAGGATAAACCACTGGAACAAACGGAGTAACAGCATTTGATGGAGCTGTAGTTGCAGTTTGAATTCCATAACTAGTTGTCCCAAATACCGTAAAAGTGTAAGACGTTCCATTTGTTAAACCAGCTACTTCAATTGGCGACCCTGCAGCAACACCAGTAAATCCACCTGGTGAAGAAACAGCAGTATAAGATATAGTTTCTTTACCAATAAAGGATGGAGGAGTAAAGGTAATAACTGCTCGAGTGTTTCCAGCCGTGGCTGTACCAATCACTGGATTCCCTGGAGTAGAACCTCCGCTGTCAATGAATGCAAGAAGTGGCATTACGCGCTCAAGTCTCCTAAGAGTACCCAAGTATTTGCAAGTCTTTTAATTAAAACAGCACTTGTCCATATACCACGTGTTCTACCATTTGAAGGGTTAGAATTTAAAGTAACACCACCAGTTGGAACAAATGATATTTGTCCTGCGCCAGTTTGAAGGAATGTTATTTGTGTGCCAACTGGAAAATCTACAGAAGAATCAAGTGGGATTGTTACGGTAGCTAAAGATGGAGCATCAATCTCTATGAGTTTACCATCATCTGATAATGCTAAAACATAACTAGCAACTAAACTATTTATATCTAAGTGAAAAACAATATTACCTGCTGTTACAATTCCAGAAGATGGAGTTGGGACGCTTACCGTTCCTACTACAATGCTTGATGCAGTAGCTGCACCAATATTAGGTGTAGTTAAAGTTAATGAATTAGCAAGCTTAACGCTTGTCACGTTGCCATCAGCAAGGATTGCAGTGGTAACAGCACCAGCAGCAAGAGTTGCAGTTCCTATTGCTCCTGTCGCATAGTTTTGACCATTCTGTAATTGTGTAACAAAGTTTGCTATTGATGTATTGTTCGCGTTATGTTGTTCAGCAATTACTGGTTGCCCAACCTCAAACGTATATTGGATATTGATTGGTATGGCCATTATTAAGTACTCCTAATCTTTCTTCTCTTATATTTGTAAGCTATTGAATTTAATCCCCATTTTCTACCTGGGAATTGGTCTTCATATGTTGTTTGATCTGGACCTAAGAATTGCAATTGTATTGCAAAACCTCTTCCAAGGGGTGAAATACCTTTTCTTTTAAGTGCTGCTCCAGCCGTGGTAAATCCATATGTTGCATCATTAGGATCTAACGGTACAGGTGCTGGATCTGCTACATATACTTCACCAGGACTGGTTGCTGTTGAATACACTGCACCACCAGATACAGGTGATAAAAATATACTTCTAGTTCCACCAATTGGAGTAGATTCATCATAGTTTTTATAGCGATTTAATCTAACAATTGTATCGCTAGCTACATCTTTAAATACAAAATAAGGACGAATAAAAGTTTTTAACTGTGCGTATGTTGCATCGCTAAACCAAGACGTAGTATAGTATGACGGAAATCTTCCATTAAAACCTTCACCTGGTGCTATATCGTCACTGGTATTATTATAATCATCTACATAATAAACATATGGGAAATCATCATCTTGACCTGTCATTAAATAATATGGCGTGTCATCAGATGTTCTCCAATCACAACCAGAAAGTAATGCAAAACCAGCTACACCTGCAGGTACTTCAGCTTCAAATGAAGGTGCAGTTTGGAACATTGTATAAGCACCATTAGGTCCAATGGTTGCATCAAATATTAAATTAACAGATGCAAAATTTGGTGGTGCTCCTTGAGTGTTTGGACGGTATGGCAACGATATCCAAACTCTTTGGCGTACAAATGAAAGTGTTATACTATTAGTTGCAGTAGGATTAACTTCACCGTTAATGATGATTGGCCTTATGCGTTCAAAAATATCTTGTACTCCATTACGATTATAAAAATACAATCCTTGCGGCCAGTCGAAGAAGTACACTCCACCATTGCCAGCAACAGCTTGTTGTGGTATATCAATGCCTAAGTTAGTTGTAACTTCTACAAGTTGAAATGAATCAGCATCATAACCCATAAGAAGATAAATAGCTTTTTGCTTAAATATCATAAGCTGACCATCAACTATTTGAATACCACGTATACCATCTCCACCAGCAATAATATCAATATAGTCATCTTGGAACCAGTTCTCTGGTGAGCTTTCATGTGACCAACGTAATCTATTAGGATACGCTGTACCGTCTTCATAAGTATTAGCTACAAATAATTTATTAGCATGAGCTATTGTTAGTTCTGCGCGAGGCATATAACCACCAACTGGTAATTGATATGGCTGCCATGTTGGACCAGATGCAGTTAGTAAAGTTGCGTAAGTATCTCCTACAGTCCACTTATACATGTTTGGTGCATCTTTACCAAGTGCAATATAAAGAGTATCTTCCCACTGTGTAAATGATGCACCATTTAAAGAATAAACATTAAGTGGTGTTAATGATGCGCTATTTAAATAACTGAAGTTGCCACCAGAAGAAACATAAACTCTGCCATCTATTGGTGTTGCTGCATCTTGTAACCCAGTTGATAACATTATTTGTGGAGATGATAAATACTTATAATTATAAATTGTTTTAGGATTCCATGTCCCATCGTGTGCTATTGCAGTAGAATTTTTTGTTTGAAAGCCGGCACGGGAAAACACACCACCACGTGGGTCAATTTCTACATTAAGCATTCCTGGTGATTCATTAGGCTTTAACTGGAATTGGTCAGCACGAAAGTTAAGCCCACCGGTAAAGTTAAAAGCTTCTTGTACTATAATGTTAGCCATTATTTACCAGGCTGTTCCGTATGCGGGACCATTGCCTGCACCTGGGGATACCCTTATTCCTGGACCCAATCCATAACTAGATCCGCTAAGTTGTAATCCACCAGAATAAATTATTGGTTGATTACTAGATGGTGCTGTTAGGTAATCTTGATAGTTCTTTAAGTTCGTTACAAATTGTTCTCTATAAACTTGTGACATTTCAGCATCTTCTTGGAACTGATAGATGCGTGACATTGTATAAGCAATTAAGCATGCTTGTAATTCATTGTCTAAGTCTACATATGCAGTACTGTTTGGATTATTTTGGTTAGCATCAGACAACCAGTTTAAGTTTGGTTGACGGTATCCTCTGATCTGCAATAAGTATGTTTGGTTTGGGCGCGGCCATAGATACAACGAATTTGAATACAAAGAGAAATAAGCTGGAATATTAATTTGATTATTAGAACCTATCCAAATTCTTTCAGCTTGATGTTGACTAATATAAATTAACTCAAGACCAAAACCAGAATACTCTTCAGTTCCTTGAATAGCAATAACATTAGTTAATTCTTTAATACCAGGAATTGGTGTAGGAGGACTAGTCTCCTCATCTACGTATCCTTCTAAGCTATATGGTACGTCAAAGTCTACAATAGTTGCTGGTGCATATGAGTTTGTAACAGTAAATACTGCCTCATCACCAAATATAAATGGAGTTCCTTCAGTTACCGTAGTAACATAGTTGGCTTCAAACCAAGGCCAACGGGTTTCAGAGTCTACAATTGTTTGGAAACCTTCTTTAAGAAATTGTACTACTAGGTCTTGG